GGAAGCTAGACAGGCGTTGGTTGATGCTGCTAACGAAGCATATCCACCAAACAGTCCTAAAAGAATAATGATAGATGATGATGAAACATTAGAGGCGTACATCGATACTAGAGAACAGATGGGGATGAAACTAGATCTTCTTGAGGATATTGTTGATCGAGTAGAGCCATCACCAGAAGTTAAAAAGAAAATAGAAGAAATTGCAAAAGCAAGAGATTATAAAAATATATTTGAAACAAAAGATACAAGAATCCCGGATCGCGATGCTTTGGAGTTTACAAAGTTTTCAACGGATAAAGAAGAGTCAGCTTTTGATCTAATTAGAAAAGGCATAGAAAAAGGACAAATAAAAGAGGCAGGCATGTCCGTAGCTGATGAGGTTGAAGAGGCTCTAAAAATAAACAAACAAAGACAAGCCGATCTCAAAGCTCTTGAGGACAAAATGGCTGATCCTAAAAATATTGATAAGATGACTAAACCAGGAGGACTTGCAGATTTGATGCAAGAAGTTCAAGACGACAAAGTTATACCATTTAAAAAACCAGATAAGAAAGCAATGGGTGGTCGTGTCGGAATGCAACTTGGTGGCGGCATCATGAAAGCATTGATGTCGTTGATGAGAAAAGGTGATGAGAAACAAATCAAAGGTGTCATCAGAGATCCAAAAACAGATTTAGAAAGATTAAAAGACACAGATCCAAAACAACCAACGATTAGAGAGATGGAAGATCTACCAGGCAAACTGGGCTACGATGAAAGAAACAAAATGAAACTTCAAAAACTGGTAGAGAGAGAAAAAGTTAGAGCCATACTTGCTGATCAATTAGGGGTTGACCCAAAAGATATACCGGAAGAAAATATTGACATGGCTATAGCAGAAGGCATGGGCATGTTCTCACAAGGCGGTGGAGTTGGATCACTATTTAAAAGGAAGGCAAAATAATGGCAATCGAAAAATCATTACCTAATGTTAGAACAACGGCCACGGTGCCAAGTAAAAAAGAAGAGCTTGAGCAACTACAAGAGCAACTGGCACAGCAGTCACAAGAGCCGATAGAAATTACAAGAACAGAAGATGGCGGGGCAGAAATAAATTTTGACCCACGCGCTATTGTTCCACAAGGTGGACAGAACCACGAAGAAAACTTAGCAGAGTTTTTAGACGACGATGTTTTAAAAGAAGTTGGCTCACAAGTTTTGGATAGCTACTCTGACTACAAATCATCAAGATCAGAGTGGGAGGACACATACGTCAAAGGACTCGATCTATTAGGTTTTAAATAC